ATGTTTGCTCGATCATCAGCATCACGGCAAAATGGTTTAGTTTTTTGTCCTGGTTGTCTAGCACATGGTTTTCCATCGTACTTACCACCTGCTTGAACCCAACCACCACCCTTAAACCAGTCGCGCAGAGAGTAACCTTTGGACTTAGCAGACTTACCGTCGCGTTTCTCAGAAATGACTTCTTCATCCATTTTATCTACGTAACCAGCAGCAGCGTCAGTGTCGTGTGCGGTATCAGTAATCTTTGCTTGCATCCAGGCAGGAATATCTTTTTCCTTTTTACCTAATGCTTTTCTCAATTTTGCGATGTTTCTTGCTGACTTTTTGAGTTGACTTTGCGCCATTGCAACTTCATGGTCTTTCGATTCTGAAACTCCTCCGCCATCAGAGCCCCCATTAGACTCCCCATTCCCATTTCCATTGCCATTTGCACCATTTCCGTTGCCATTCTTTTTCTTACCCTCTTTTTCATTTTCATCTTGATGTTCACTATCACGCATCAAACGTCCTGTAGTAGACATTACATGCCATCCCTTAGGGATTCGCTTACACTTTTTATCGGTGAAGCAATAATAATAACCTTTTTTACAGGACTTCTTAGCCATTATTTGCTAGTCTCATCATTATTATTTAGAAAACCTTGTTTCAGCAGTTTGGATAACTCAGATGTTGATCCAACAAACAATGCGTTGTTAGTAACACTACTTGGACCTTTCTTTGTATTATCTTCTTCCAAATCTTTTAGTTTCTTTTGAAGATCTGCCAACTTATCTGTTGTATCAGCAACACTCTTAATAAGTTGACCAGCAACTTCATATGCTCTAGGACTTGCGCTTTCACCAGCAAGTTCCATAATGCCATTAATTGCTTCCTGACCTTTTTCTATGAGTGAATATAAGTTAGCACGGGTATATTCATAGTCTTTTTTTATATCATCCTTCTCTTCCTTTACAGGAACAGGTTTACTTGGTGTTGATTCAACAATGCTACTTTCAATATCAAGTGCGTTGTCAATGGACTCATAATTATTACTCATGGTTATTAAATATCAGTTTGACGAACTTGACTATAGGTCTTACCATCGTTGAAGAATTCAAACTCTTCATCGAATCCAAAATTATCACCAGGTTGTAATAACTTATGATCTGCTTCGTTAATTACACCATCATTATTTTTATCTTCTTTAGCAGTTGGTGTAACTGTATAACGCATTTCGCGCTTAGCAGTCTTAGTATCTGTACTTGTGTACATATCAACCTGAACCTTACGGATAAGTCCATCGCTGCTATCTGCGATATGACCAAACAGATATGTTTTAGCAGTAAATCCTAATGTATGAATCAGTGCTCTTCTTGTATCAAAATTTCCTTCATAATCATCTTGGAAATTTACAGATTCAAGAATGATTGGAATATCTCTTTTTTCTCCAATAGAATCAACTAAATCAATAGTTAAATTAAAATGTGGTTGGAAGTATGGAAGAATTTGTTCTAATATTTGAAGTGAATCATCATTCAACTTTGACAGAATATTCAGTTCAAATCCAATATTATATGGAACAGGCATGAATACTTTCTTTACCTTGCTTCCATCATCACAGGTTTTGAATGTTTGAACTAGACTAGACTTCCTGCTAGGATCATAATTAATTGATGTCATTTCAAATGACATTCTTGGCATTGTAATTTGAACGGGTTTGTTCAAATCTGCCTGCTGCTCAAGTCGTGCCAAAAACTTTTGACTAGGACCATATGCCAAAGGAACTTTCATATCACTAATATCATTTCCGTTACCATCTTGGTGACGAATATGAATATCATTGAATAGCGTTCCAAACGCTATAATCGTTTTTCTAACAATTTCGTGGTAATAATAATTTCCTAACATTAAAATGTCCCAAATGGATTGGACTCAGTGAAGTCTAAGAGATTATCTCCAAGAGTTTCAAATTCATCATTCTCGGTGTATTTATCATAAGTATCATCTTGTACATAGTTATTAGTGACATATCTAGCACCTGATGTTTCTCCGATGATTGTTTCACCTGGGAAGAACTTACCATCTGGTGCAGTCTTAGAAGTTCCAACATTGGAAACTTTGAGGACCAAAGTATCGGCATCCCATTCTTTAACTCTTGCTCTAAGGAAAGATCTAGAACCAGTGACAATTTCATTAAACTGGAATGTTCCAATACCAGTAAGTGATTCTGGATCCGCGATGGTAACCACAGGTGCCTGACTATATCCTCTTCCTGCATCCTCAATCAATATTGATTTGACTACATTTGTAGTTCCATCAAGACCAATAGAAGCAATACCAACAGTAGGACCAACCTCACTTGTATCTCTATACTGAATATCATCAGATATTACGACTGTTGGTGTTGTTAAGTAACCAGAACCACCATGATTTAATGTCAACGATGTGATTGAACCACTTGTTACTGTAGCAGTTGCCGCTGCAGAGACTGCTGGAGATGTTGTGACACTTTGCGGGGTTAATCTAGCTGAACTTCCAGTTCCACCAGTTACTCTATAAACAGTATTTCCTGTAGCATCGTATCCATAACCACCATTTATGATTGTAAGTCCACTAGTGATTAGTCCATTAACATTGTTAACGGCATCAACGCGAATTTGTGCTCCTGTTCCACCATAACCTGCTGCTATAGCACTAGGTGGAGTTTCAAGTGAAATTATATCACCCACCGTATATCCACTTCCATCATATACACTCTGGACTCGAATATCTGTAAGAATTCCATACAATCCTTGAGGTTCTGGAGTAAATGATATTTGTGGAGCACTAGTATAGTGTTGTCCACCAGAATTTAAATTAAGCGCAGTAACTACTCCAACATTGTTGGTTAACGCTGTTGCGGATGCATTGAGATTTACTGGGAATGGAACTGTAACTTTTGGTGCAGTTCCATATCCGACACCAGAATCTGTCATTACAAATCTAATAACACCTTGACCACTTGTAACAAGTTGTGCTGTAGCGGCAGCACCTACACCACCTCCTCCTGTGATGGTAACCGTTGGAGCGACAGTGTATCCAGCACCAGCATTTGTAAGAAGAATCTTTTCAAGTGATGTAACACCGCCTTTTGTAGTTAAAACACCAACTGCAGTTGCATTATCACCAACTTGTCCTGTTGGAGATGATGTAATTCCAATGGTTGGTGTAGAAGTGTACCCAGAACCGTCATGGTTTAAGAAAATTTTTCTAACATATCCACTAGCTAAAGTTCCTTGAATAATAGCAGAAGCAGTTGCTGTTCTACCAACACCGATCATATTGAGTGTGGTAATATATCCTTCATCTTGAACTTGAGTATCAATTACATTGATGGATGTATCAATGACTTCATCCTCATATTCGAAGAGTTCACACTTAAGCATGAAAACATAGTTTTTACCTAACTGATAAAACGGATCTTCATGTTCAACAAATTTAATTTCAAATAAACGCTGACCAAGTGGGAAATATACCAGATCTCCTTCTCTTGGTCTATTTGATGTTGGAAGTTCACTAGAGTCAGTTCCATCATCTTGACCTGCCATAAATGGTGCGATGAAGTCCTCAAATCTCTCCTTGGAGATGGTGAGCATTAATTCATCTCTAACACTTACACCAAACTTTGTGAGAATATCTCCCGCTCCAGAATATCCATCATAGTTGTTGACATATGCTTCAATAGAAAAATTGTCATCAAACTTTGATGTTTGTACTTCTTCAATAATAGTTTTTCTATTTACAAACTTTCTTGGAATATATGTTACTTCAACACCATGAAATTGTAAGTGCTCATTTATTAGATCTTGGACCAATCTCTGTTCAGAGGCAGTCCCTTGTAAGAAAAAAGGATTAAGTGCCATTATCCAATAAAGTCGAGGGGTGGTAATTCAAACTCGGACATCATTCTTGACCTGATGTCTGCGAGTTCTGATTCTGCTTGTTGAAGAATCTCTCCACCATTCAGTTCAATACCACCTGGAAGTTTGACTCCTCTAAATTTGCTGAGGTTTCTTCCCCACTGTCTCTTGATTAGAGCAGTAAGGTATAACTTCATAAAACTATCATTATAAATCTGAGTAAATGATGCTGGATCAAGTGCTCTATAACACTCAATAACAATAAATTCGTCCTTTGCCTGAGAACCCCAATCAATATCGAGATATAATCTATCTTGTCTCTTATTAAATCTAATTTGCTTATCTGGAGTTAATAAGAAATCAATATCTTCGAGATATGATTTAGTCATTGCATATTGTAAAAGTTCAACTGAATTGAAGTAATACAGATCATTCAAAAACAGTTGATATTTAATACTAAACATTCCACCAGAAATGGAACTAGTATCAAATTTGAATATTTTTTCAACTCCTATTACAGAATCTGGAACTTGAATATAATTTTCTGTCTCATAAAAATTATATTCTCTACCTGAAGTATCAGTAGCAGTAGTAGTAACAACTCCTACACCAGTATGAACATGGGCAGAAACCGTAATGGTTCCAAGCATGGCAGTATGATTACTGCATTGATAATAATATGTTCCAGGAGTTGTAGGTGTCCAAGAAACTCTTGCAGAACCTTCACCAATTGCAGCTTGGTCCCAAGTAAAACTAGAATCACTTACACTAAGACCGCCACTTGCAACCCTAATATACATTGGGTGTGCTGAATAAGTATTAGTATTATCAAAAATTAGTGTATCACCAACTTGGATATTAATCGTGGGGTCAGCAGCATTGAGATGAACAGTACCTGCTCGATCAGTTCCACTAACAAGATAATTTCCAGTTTGAGCAGTGGTAGTAAAAATGAATGTACCAATCCTACCTGTATTTTTTGCTCTACCTCTGTTTACATCATCTTCTGTAATTTTGTACTTAAGATACATTTTTTCAACACCGTCAAAGTGACGTTCGTTGAAATATTGAATAGCATCATCAACTAAGTCATCAATCTGGTCATCATCCACGTTGATTTCCAACACTGGAGCACCAAGTTGACGCAAACAGTAAT